CCAAGATCAGAAGGCGGAAGTGGATAATAACTACTATCGCAAGAACTACGAGCAATTCTTTGAAATGGTGCTCGAAAACCAGATCAACATTTATCTTGCCGAAGTGAAAGCTATTGCCGAAGCCAATAATGCGATTGCGTCGCTCAGAGTTGACGAGGAATACGCCAATCTCATCCGCGAGGTTAACCCTGCCGTTATCAACGATAAAAACGAGGTACAAATCAGCTTCGAGGACTACACTGGCGTCAACGTTTCGGTCGACTTTGAAAGCACCCGGGCAATGGCGAAGGAGGAAGACCTTAAACGCCTCAACACCTTTATGACCGGCTTCTTCGAGGCTGCCAAATCTGACCCGTCTATGGCGAAGGTAATGCGCTCAGTAATGCCACTGTTGATGGAGGAAATGACTAAGAGCTCAAATCTCGAGAATAGTGCGAAAATCGCCGCGACCATGAAACAAGCCTTGGCTGAAGTGGCTGCACAGGAGGCTAAGGCCGAGGCCGAAGCCGCGCAACAGGCAAAGGATGACCGTGCAAGGGCGATGGATAATGTCAAAGCTCCAACCGTGAGTATCGCTTACAAGGATTTGCCGCCGGCTGGAAAAATTCAAGCGGCCGCTAAGTACGGTCTTGATTTAACCGCTCAGGACGTGTCGCCAAGTGCAGTGAGCAATGAAGGAGCCCAGAATGCCTGAGTATACTTCTAGTGAGGAACTGCAACGCCACAATCACATTGGAGCGTTTGCTTCTGATGGCGACAAGAAGGCGGAGAGAGACGTAACAGAGGTGGAGAGAGTGAAAAAGGTGCTCGATAAGCATATCAAACAGCACTCATCGACTCGCACTGTTCGTGAGGAAGCGACGAAACATCAACGTACCGCCGACTACCAACTTGACCTATCTGCTGATATAGTAGAGATACTTGAAAAAATAAAAAGTGAACTGAGGTAATAAAATGGCGACGATAAAACAGATTGTTGATAAGGCGTACACCAAGGTAAACGGTGAATACGAGTCGATTACGGATGGATCTGACGACTTTCGTACCTATCTCAACGTTCTCAATCAGGTGATGGAGATGTGGTGGCACACTCCTTACGTGAATTGGCAGTCTTTGTTTGACCCTCATTTTACCCTGCCCGACAGCATTGCCGCAGGGGTATTTGAGTATACCGTTCCAGACTCACCGGAGATCAAAATCGCCAATAGCCCGTTTGACCACGTATTTATTATGGATGACGCTATTCTAGTTAAGACCTATAAACTCACCGATCAGGCTCTATATCAGAGTGCAAAATCCGGCGATATTTGTGCCTACTTTGGCAATAAATTGTATTTCAAGAACATCAGCGACGATATGGTTGGACTTCAGATTTGTCTACCGGTCTACGTGATGCCTACTGTTTACACGGCGGGAACTCAGGTGGTGAATATAGATAGTGTGCCGTGGCTGGTGGCGAGGATTGCTGCGTTTATTTGCGACTCGAGTCCAGTGCCATTTATCGCGCGAAACGCCGATAAATTTTATAAGGAAGCTGAAGTATATATGAAAGAGATGAAAGATAACAACCGACACCGCCAGCACCTTGCGATCAAGAGCCCTGGTCGGGTATTTGGTGACGCACGGTTCAATTCATTAAGTGCAGCAATCGACGCGGGAGTAGGAGTTGCCGGTCTCAACAGCGTGGATGGCGGGACATTCTGATGAGTTTCATTCGTCTCAGGCGCGGTATTGAGTCCGATCGAGACGAAGTCATACCGAGAATCGCCGAGCCTTTATTCACGACTGACTCGAAACGGCT